GCTGAGGTGGCAAACGCAGTAACAGAAAGATAAATTACATTATTGTTGTTTGTTGCTAACTTGTGTGTTAGAATGCTGAAAGGCGGACTAAACAAGGAGAATTACCTTGCAGGCACCAACAACACACGTAATTATTCCAGATACTCAGGCTAAGGCTGGAGTACCAACAGACCATCTTAAATGGATTGGTCAATACATTGTGGACGAGTTCCACGATAAACCTATTAAAATTATTCACTTAGGTGACCACGCAGACATGCCGTCTTTGTCCATGTATGACAAAGGCAAGAAGGCTATGGAGGGTCGCCGTTACAAACAGGACATAGAAGCAGCCAATGAAGCATGGAGAATACTTAATCAAGCCCTCACGGACTTCAATGCGAATCGTCGTAAGACCAGGCACGGTAAATGGAACCCTGAGAGGCACATCCTTCTTGGCAACCACGAAGATAGAATCAACCGTGCTGTCTCAATGGATGCACAACTTGAGGGAGTTGTTACCACCGACCACCTCGACTACGAGCGAAGCGGATGGAAAGTAAGTCCTTACTTAGAAATCCTGTGGTTGGACGGTGTTGCGTACAGCCATTACTTCTACAACCCAATGACCGGCAAGCCCCTAGGAGGCAACGTTGAAGCGAGACTTAAATCCATTGGCCATAGTTTCACGATGGGCCACCAACAGACGCTTGCGTACGGGCTTAGATTCGTCGCTGGCAAGAGCCAACATGGCCTTGTTGCGGGCGCATGCTACCTCCATGATGAAGACTATAAAGGCCCGCAGGGGAACGCACACTGGCGAGGAATAATTGTTAAACACGAGGTACGTGACGGTAGTTACGACCCCATGTTTGTATCGCTTGACTACTTATGTCGACGCTACGAAAAGATGCCACTGGTGCAGTTCATGAAAAAGAAATACCCAAACGTAGAGTATTCTTTTTAATGTGGTCATTTATTCTTGAAGGCATTGGTATGACCGGTGCGTATCTTGCTGGACGCAAAGTGTGGTGGTCATGGGTAATTCTTTTTGTTAACGCTTTTTTGTGGACAATTTATGGCTTTAGAACCCACCAATACGGCTTCTGTATTGCTAGTCTGTTCTATGGCCCAATCTACCTCAAAAACACAATCCACTGGAGGAAACGTGATAAGCGTATTCACTCCTAGTCACGACCCTAAGTATCTTAACGAGTGCTACCGTTCGCTTAACGAGCAAACTAACAACAACTGGGAATGGATAGTTCTTCTTAACGGCGATGCCGAATGGGAACCACCAGAGGACGCACGGGTTACCGTGTATTGGTCTGTACACACTGGCGTAGGTGCTCTTAAACGTGAGTGCATGGATTATTGCAGGGGTGACATTCTTCTTGAATTAGACCATGACGACATACTTCTGCCCACTGCGCTTATGGATGTTGAGTGGGTCTTTGATAACTTTCCTGAAGTAGGCTTTGTCTACTCTGACACCGCCCAAATTCTTGAGGACGGCAAGCCAGACGATTCTGAGTTTGACCCAGCCCACGGTTGGAAGTATTACGTAGAGGATGGATACAAGGGTGCTTTATCCTTTGAACCATACCCCCACAACCTTTCTTACATTTGGTATGCCCCTAACCACCTAAGAGCCTTCCGAAGGGCTCTATACGACCAAATAGGGGGCTATAACGCCAATCTAGAGGTACTAGACGACCAAGACATTATGGCTCGTATGTACCAGGCAACCAAGTTCTACCACATTCCTGAGATTTTGTACCTGCAACGTGTACATCCAGACAACACTCAAACTGTACGTAACGCCGAGATTCAGACTGGCACCGTGGAGTTGTATCACCAGACCGTAGAGCGTAACGCCGTGGCTTGGGCTAAGCGTGAGGGTCTGCTTGCCCTTGACCTGGGTGCACACCACAACAAGGCTGAAGGGTTTCTAGGCGTTGACCTACGCCCTGGCCCTGGTGTTGATTACGTGGGTGACATTTTTGACATGGACATAGCCGACGGTAGCGTTGGTGTTATCCGTGCGCACGATTTTATGGAGCACTTGCCTGACAAGGTGGCGTTCATGGAGTGGTGCTACGACAAGTTGGCACACGGTGGCATGTTGCTATCTATGACCCCAAGCAGTGATGGACGTGGTGCGTTCCAAGACCCAACACACATTGCGTTCTGGAACGAGAACTCGTTCTGGTATCACACCGACAAGACATACTCTGACTTTATTGATGGTCGTGTACGTTTCCAGGTGTCATGCTTACGCAGTTTCTTTCCTAGCAAGTGGCATCACGACAACCACATTCCCTACGTACAGGCAAACCTTATTGCGGTTAAGAGTACAACTCATGACTTTGGAGGATTGTTAAATATATGAGTTACGCAAGAATTGTTGACAAAGAAACAGGCGAAAACGTTTTAACACATAGAGGTGATTTTCGAGGATACAAATGTGAAGTTTGTGGAACGCAACGCTCTATCTATGGAATCCAGGAAATTATGGATCACCTTATTGATTACCACGAGAAGGTAGAAATAATTAGTATTTGACAAACCCCCCATGAGTGTGTACTGTTGTATCCACTCTAGGAAGGAGTTGTATGAATCAAGTATCAAACCCTGTGCTTACTTCTGCATTAGTAGAAGAACTACATGTTAAAAGTCAAATACCAAAGCCAACGGCTAAAGGAACTCCACTACGTTATTCATCTGCGTTCAGTTGTGGACGACAGCAAGGGTACGCGGCGTTCGATGCCACGCCTACAGAACCTATGGATGAATCAGGTGCTTGGGTTACTGGCCTAGGAACTATTGTTCACGAGGCTTTGCAAGAAGCGATAGGCAAACGTTTTCCGTCAGCGCAGTTCGAGGTTGCCTCACAGTTAGGTGCTATCTCTGGTTCGTGTGATGCTCTTATTAACGTTCACGATGTTGGATCTACGTACGGTGGCACACACATCCTTTACGAATTAAAGACTATGGGCACATGGTCATTTGACTCGCAGGTTGGTTGGTCACGCATGCGCGGTACATTCTCCAAGGATGGAGGAAAGGGTGCAGCGAAGAAAGCCATTGTTCAGGCTGGTATGAACGCTCTAGGCATTGAAGCAGAGAACCCTGACATTCGCATTGAGACTCTTGTTATGGGTTCGATTACCTTTGAGGCGTTGTCTAAGCAGAAGGCCAACAACATGGGCATTGAAGGCGTTAATCGTTTTCTTGCTGAGTTCAACATTCCACGTTCGGAGTGGGAGCCACTGGCGACAGAGGAGTTGGCACGCATGGAAGGCATGGCCTTCAACATTGATGCTGGTTACCTACCTGACCGTTTGGCTATCAATGACGATGGCAACTTGGTGATACTTAATCCAGTATCAAGTGCTTGGCAGTGTGAGTACTGCATGTTTAGATCCTTGTGTCACGATGATGGCGAGGGGCAAGTACGCATTACAGAGAGTTCTATAACAAAGAGAGAGGTAGAAAATGGTTGATTACCCAATAGTAACCATGGAAGGCAACAAGACCAAGTTGGAATTGTACGCCGACATGATGGATGGCGATAGTTATGGAGTCATTCTGAAAGAAGTTGACACTGGTGACTCAGTGTGGTTAGGCTTTTTAGGCAATTACGAGGCAGCAATGGAGACCATGGAAACTATCATGACTTCTTTTGCGGCACTTGGTTACACTTTAGATTCTTACTTTAAGGAGGAAGAAAATGCAAAGCAATGAGATTAACGAATTAGCAGCAGCATTAGTAGCGGCTCAGGCCGAGTTCAGCGCAGTACCGAAGGGGTCAACAAACCCATTCTTTAAGAGCAAGTATGCAGCACTACCCGACGTGGTAGCAAGTGCCAGCCCAGTGCTGACCAAGCACGGTTTAGCAGTAAGTCAATTTATTACGCATGACGAGACGGGTGGCGATGCATTGCTTACGTACCTGCTACATGGCTCAGGTCAGTACATTGCTTATTCAATGAAACTGCACATGGTTAAAGATGACCCACAGGCTCAGGGAAGTGCTGTCACATACGCTCGACGTTACGCCTACATGAGTGTTCTTGGCCTTGTGGCTGACGATGACGATGATGGCAACAGTGCAACTAAGGCTAAGCAGAACGCACCGGCAAAGCCCAAAGAAAAGACATCTATGGACTTGATGCGAGATTTACTATCAGCCAAGTTTGATTCACCGGCAGACCGTAAGATGTTCTGTGAGGAAAGAGTTCAGCGTACGTTGAAATCGTTGACCGACCTTGAAGAAGCCGAAATTGCTGGGATTATTTTAGAGTTGTCATGACAAAATGTAGGCATGACTGGCGTATCAACATAAGTGCACAGGCTCCCGTCGTCCTGTGTCACTTGTGTGGTACGTCCTTTAAGCCACAGCCACAGCAGTTGCCTTATCGAGGTGTTGTGCCAGAAAAATTTAAGGAGTCGAAATGATTTGGATTGAAAGAATATTTTTAGGTTTAACAGTGGGGTTTTTGGTTTTTATTTTGCTTGGTATTTTTGGAGCATGGGATTAATGACAATAATTATCGGTTACACAGATGGAAAGACATACGCCATTGGTGGCGACTCAGGTGCCTTTGAGGATGGCGGTCTATTCCAATTGTCGGGTGAACCGAAGGTTTGGAAGTCAGGCGATGCTTTGCTTGGTGGTTCGGGAACGTTTCGCATTATCGAGTTAGCACGCAAGTCAGGTCTTAGTGATCCATACGCATTACGTAATCACTTAATGGAAGCAAACCCTGGTGGCGAGTGGAGTCTGTTAGTGGTAACAAAGAAAGCAATCTACGAAATAGATGAAGACTTTTCGGTAATTAAGTTTAAGGAGAACTATGCATCCATTGGTGCTGGTAACAGTGTTGGTACTGGTGCGATTGCTGTATTGGCAGAGCAGAAGATAGAGCCAGACACAGCGGTTCGCGTGGCCTTAAAAGTAACAGTCAGACATAGCAACATGGCGATGCCACCGTTCAATGTATTAAAGGTATAGGAGAGTGATGAGAAAATGGGTTTGCCCTAAGTGCTTGACATTAGTGGAAGCACGGGCAGAAGAAGTAGTACATCGCTGTCCTAGCAACAAAAGTAAATTAACTGAATTCATCCCAGAGGAGGGTAATGAACCACGAACTTGAACTTAACTACCTGCGCGAGAGGAACGAAGTAATTCTTGGCAGAGTAGAGGAATACATGATAGAGAACCGCGACCTACACAGGAAGATTCGCGAACTTGAAATCCAGTTGAGCAGGGTGAACCATCCTTCTCATCCAAAGAACAATGATTAAGACCACGCTGGCGATGGGGGCTTTTCTTACGTCCTTGTCATTTGTACAGCCAACACCGGCGGTAGAAGTACCGCAACCAGTCTTGGTGGAGACAGCGATGCCTACACCACCATTGCTTTCTTTGCCTAGAGATGTACAAACGAGGTTTGCTTGTATTGCGTATCGTGAAAGTCGTGGCAAAGTAATTGATACCAACGTGGTATCAGGTGCTCAGGGTATGTTTCAATTCATGCCTGAGATTTGGCAGTACGCTCGTCAGAACATTAAGGGCTTACCTGCTACACCCAACGAAGCAGACGTATACCAACAACAAGCAGTAGCAGTATTTTATTACAATAGAAATCACGGGTTGTACCCAGAATGGACGGATGGTTGCTAATGAACGCTTCCTTTAACGAGATACTAAAAGAAGTGCAGGAGATGCACGATAAGAAGTCACGTGACTATGGGCGACCTGATAACCCTTATTACAACATCAGACAAAGCCTTTCTTTCGGGATACCTTCATGGGTGGGTGCTTGTCTGAGAGCCAATGACAAGATGGGTCGTCTGCAATTAGCAGCACAAGGCTCAAAGTTGGCTAACGAGGGCATCGAAGATTCTCTACTTGACATGATTACGTACCTTACAATTGCACTGGATGAGTTTAGGAATGGAAACTGATTACAGGAAAGCGATCTGTTTTCTTATTGAAGATGGGTACATAACTGAAGAACAGGCAAGGGAAGCGGTCACCAAGGTTAGGGCTATTTCTCCTGATAAGGGTAAAGATAGTGAGTCTTGGACGGTCGCTCGAAGGCTGGTAAAAGAACTTAGGAAGGCGATAGTTGCCAATGGCAAAAAGCCTTTTAGAGAAAATGATACTGTTGCTGCTTGCTTTGAAAAGATGGTGCGCCTTGATAAAAGAAAAGAAGAAGAAGCGTTGGTTTTAATTGAGTGGTGCGCAAGCCATGACTTCTGGAGCACGGTCATCTTGTCGCCAGAGAAGTTTCGTAAGCACTATGAGACTATGTTGGCACAGCGTGAGCGAGATAATAAAAAACCCGTGGATAGAACCGAAGTCGTCTATCAACAGATAGAAGATTACGAAAACCGTCGGGCAGAAGAACTTGCGAAGCGTAGAGCAGAGTCGGTGCCTATGCCAGCAGGATTTAAAGATGCATTAAAGGGAGGAAGAAAGTGAGTTGGAGGGAAGAAGCAAAATGTAGGGGGATGGATGTCAACATCTTTCATCCGCAGAAAGGCAAGTCGTACATCGTAGAAGAAAAAATCTTAAACGTTTGTGTTCCTTGTCCGGTTAGAGAGCAATGTCTTGAGGATGCATTAAACGATTATCTGCAAATTGGATACCGTGCTGGGATTAGTGCCAAGCAAAGAAGTAGAATGGTTAAGGAACGCAGTCAGAAAGGACTTGTACCATGGAAAAGCAGGAGTTAATTCAATCAATTAATGAGGCGGTGGACTCTGTAATGATTCCATTCCTTACAGAACTTATTACGCTTGGCGTTGACCAACAGATCATTACAACAGCAATGAAAAACATTATGGCTAGACAGAGGGACGATGACGACACCACAGAAAGATAACGTCTTTGATGAAATTAGTAAATCAATGACAAAGGAAGAACTTTTGAAAGAACTTACAAAAATACAGGAAAAAATGGGTATGTATGACGACACCACAGAAGGCTAAGGGCAGTCAGTGGGAGCGCGACGTTGCCCGTTACTTCAACGAACGAGGCCGTGTTACCATTGAGCGTAGGTACGGTGCTGGCAACACGATAGACAAGGGAGATTTAAACGGTCTGCCTGGCATTGTGTTTGAGTGCAAGAACGTGGGCAAGATAACCCTTTCTACCATCGTTGACGAGGCATTACACGAGCAGGCTAACGCCCGTGCTGATTTTGGTGTTTCTATTATCAAGCGTCGTAATCGTGGTGCCAAAGAAGCCTACGTAGTTATGACATTAGAACAGTGGATTACCTTGCTTGACGAGACTGAAAGGTGATAGAATTACATCGTTGTAACTAAGAGAAAAGAGATAAAAAATGAGCACTACCATTATTGGAAGACTCACAGCCGACCCAGAAATCAAGTTCACCAATAACGGCATGGCACTTGTTAATTTTAGTGTTGCCGTTAATCGTAAAAAGGGTGAAGAAGAATACGTTTCTTACTTTGATGTAACTGCCTGGGGCACACTAGCCCAAGGTGTTGCAGACTCACTCCACAAGGGTGACAGAGTTATCGTAAATGGGTTTCTAACTCAAGACCGTTTCGAGAACAAGGAAGGCAAAACAATGAGCAAGGTTATCCTTAACGCTCAGGCTGTTGGCCCCGACCTACAGTTCGCTACGGCAGAGGTACACTCAGCCAAGAAGAAGGAAGTAGAACCAGCCTTCTAATGGTCGACTGGTCGGAAGCGAAATGTATTGGCATGACCAAACTTTTCTTCGACGACCGTGTTAAAAAGATCAACAGAGCGAAATACATCTGTAAAAACTGCCCAATCAAAACGGAATGTCTTGAGTGGGCTTTAGTTCATCGCGAAGCGTGGGGTGTGTGGTCAGGCTTGGACTATCACGAACTAAGAATCGTGGCTGTCTCACTTGGCTACACACCTCCCAATCGTAAAGAAGTAGAGCATGGCACTGAGCGTGGTTGGGCTTGGCATCGCAGGCAAAAGATGAAAGACAATGAGCACGAGACTTGTCAGCCGTGCATCGATGCATACAATCAAGCAACTCGCATCCGTGTGGCACGTTACCGCAAAAGAAAAAACAATACTTGACAAGTCCTCCGGTGTATGCGTAGTATGTCGTTACACCAATTAAGGAGGGTGAGATGGAAGTAAAAACATTTGGCAAAGACAATACCGAAGTTCTTTGGTTTGCTGAATTAACCGAGTCTATGGTTGAGAACCTAGACGATGACGAACTAGAAGTCCTGATACGTCAACTTGATAAAGCAGTAGAAAGCATTTGCCAAGACTTTGGGGTTATGTAATGCCTGATTCTATTACTGTTAAGATCCGTGGCGAGATGGTTAACTTCGTGTTTGAGGTTACACCTGAGCAATGGGCCGAGATAGACAAGTGCGTGAATGGTCATAACCGCCCAAGAAAAACTACACGCGGTACCAAAGACGTAGTAACATTGATTCGAGAGTCGATACGCCTTACCAAGGTGTGACTCACGACTAGCCAGTGGTGTACTCCAATCCGCCACTGACTTTGGCAGACCCCCAGGGAATTTTATTACCCCCCTGGAATAATTTTTCTGGGGGTGCTGCGACAAAATCCCGCGGCACTGCGACAAAATCCCACGCCTCCGCATCCGCCGCCGCGCTTTTGCCCGTGTTGCAGATCTATGGATTATTTTCGTATCCTATAAAGTCGATGGATTAGGTCGGATTTAGGCGGCTCGATGGCCGGCCGGTGGTGCTCGATGGGTGCTCGATGGGTGCTCGTTCAGGTCGTTCAATTTGGCCGCTACTAATTGACACGATGGCCACTCGTAATCGCGCTACAATTTGAGCAGCGACCTCGACAGATGTTCGAGGCGCGGTGATTGGAGTCACTATGCAAGATGAATTAAATGAATCCGTACTCGAGGTAGTCGAGGATGCGGTCACGATGTACGAGTGTGAGAGGTGCGGCGATTCGTTCGATGATGAGTGCGACCTTTACACGATCACTACTCGCCACGGCACCCAAGAATGGTGCCAAGATTGCCAAGATTTGAACGCTTGGTTCTGTGCTGATTGCGACACGATGTTCGCGTGCAGTGGTGACCGTAACGGCGTTGACTCGGTGCGCGTTCTCGATGACGAATGGGTGTGCGCTGATTGTCGCAATGAGAACTACTACCTATGCGAGGGATGCGAGGAATACTCACACGATGAGTACTGCTGCGATGTGGAGGATGACTACGAGGAGTACTCTCGTTCGATTCATAACTACTCCTACAAGCCCGACCCAGTGTTCTGGCCAATTCAGCCGCGCTACTCAGTGCACCAGATAGGCCGCTCGTTTTCATTTTTTAACGATGCCTCGCGTGGTCGGATTCTTGATGAGAATGAGCGCACACTCGACCGTTCACGCCTTGCGTATTTTGGCATTGAACTCGAGGTCGAGGCTCGCGATGGTGACCGTCACTCATTGGCTGAGCAGATGGCGGCCTCGTTCGATGAGTCCGTGCTCTATCTAAAGGATGATGGCTCGCTCTCGGATGGTTTCGAGATTGTCACGCATCCACGCTCGCTCGATTCATGGCAGCAGTTCGCACCGTCATTTGGTGCGGCACTGTCGAGGCTCGGTGCGAATGGTGCGCGTGCGTGGTCGGAGTCATCGTGCGGCTTGCATGTGCACGTGTCGCGTGTCGCTTTCAGTGGCCCGAGTCACGTTTCGCGTTTCGCGCTGCTCTATGCACGCAATGAGGATGGGTTCGTGAGTGTTGCGCGGCGTACATATCACTATGCCTCATTCAA